CATATACTACACATATTATTCAACTAAAGTAATTCTATAAGTCTATCTTAAAGAGTATCTTAAGAGTATCTTAAATAATTGTACATACTAGGGTGCGTCTTAATCAATAGTCTAGGCACTGTCTACCTTTCAGGGCACCCCCATGACATCATTAAGACATCTCTATGTGTCATGGGGTGTGTCTTACCAGCCGCTATAGCGCTTGTTGCCTGACCCGGTGTGTCTTACCTTGCAAGACTTCTGGTGTGCCTTGAGGGCGACATCGAGTAGCTTAGACTTGTGCATCTGTTCTGCTTTCTTTACATCACGTGCTACCTGTTCCATCCAGTAGCCCACAGCTTCAGCTAAGACATCCAGTCTATCGTCATGCTTTAGGCTGCCTCTGTCTCTGGTGATGTGTGTCAGTTGCCATATGCCAGAGAATGAGAGGTTCTCTGAGGCTGTCTTAAGGTCACTGTCGATCACCTGGGGTGTCATCACCAAGCGGTGTTGGTTAAAGACAGGTTCCAGCTTGTCGATGATCCGAACCTCTTTCTGCCCCATCACTTTGTATTCATCAAGAGTACAGGGATGGATGGCATTCAGGGTAGGGGAGAAGAGCTTCAGCCACATACCATCACCGAAGTTAGCTTCCACCATGATGGTGTTGACACTCTCTTCTTTGGCAATGGTGGCCAAGCTAGTCAGTGTGTTCTCACCATGACCGTCTATAAGACCGCCCCAACGAACCACATAGATAACGCCATTGAGCATCCGTGTGACACAGTAGGCGGTCTCATCGGCTCCTCGACCAGAGGGGTCAATGAACATGACGCACCCCTGCCACTTGGCCCACTCCTTAGAGACGTACATGGGGCTGTAGAACTTGTCACCGTTAAGACCTACGTTCTCATAGGTATCAAGGTGCTGTTGACTGCCCGATGCCCAGGTGAGCTGAACAGGGGCTTCTTCTTTACGCACATCAAGAACCATCAAGTCCTTACACTTAAGGGGATACCTATGGGCGTCACTGAGGCTGGTGTCTAACATAAACTGTAAGGCAAACCCTGACTTACCGTAAGAGGCTTCACGCTCGGCGAGATCAAGATCACTGAACCGGGTAGGCTCGGTAGTCTTTAACTCTAACGTGGGGGTTTCCTCAAGAGGCACCGTAATGATGTCTGCAAGAGAACCGCCATAGATGTCAGTACCTTCCTTATCTCGACCCGTAGTGTAACGGGCAGGCCATATACGCAGGTTATACCCACGGGTCTGAATGATGTTATACAAGCTCTGTGCGGACTGTGGTGTGCCCAGGTAGATGATCTCACCGCCGGGCTTAATGACCGCATCAAATTCCTTAACGAGCTCTCCGAGACGTTCTCTCTGTGTCTCTGTGGCACTGTTCTTTGGAACCTCAATGTCATCCGCAATGATCGTGTTAGCACGTCCACCTGTCAGCTGCCCGGTAATACCCACAGACTTCACAGAGGGAGCCTGGTCGGGCAGGGCGGGGCCCACATCAAAGGCAATGTTACTGTCCCGTCCACCATTAGGGCGCAGGAACAAGAGAATGTCGATCTCCTCAATGAGCCTCTTAGTGAAGATCGAGAAGGCATCTGCACGTTCTTTGTTGGCAGACACCACCATGATTCGGTGTTGCGGGTCTCTATATAAAAGCCATAAGACATAGGCCGCAGTGATCCACGACTTACCAACCCCACGGAATGCCTCAATGATCCGTCGCTTGTCTCCATGTTGGAGATACATCGCGATGTCATATTGAACTGCCGTGGGGGTGGGTAGGTTCAGACACTTCCAGATGTACCATAGGAAGGCCCTAAAATCATCGTGCATCTTTTCTTGTGAGGGATTCGTGATCCACTCAGGATGCTTCTTTGACATACAGTCACTTTCTCCTCATGATCCTCAGAGAACGTCCTGTAGTTACACCTAAGCGATCATTGCCATAGTGGGCGTATGTTTCCATAGGGTGTCACTAAGAGGGCATAGGAGGTACTACAGGACGTTCTCTGAGGGGTTTATCTTTTAAGTCTTTTATCAGCAAACCTAAAGTGAGTCTTGGTGGCTGCCAGTTGTCTCTTCATGCGCCCGTTGCAAGCGCAGAGTTGATCCTCAACTTGTGACTTCTTAATGAAGCGTTCTTCCGTGAACCCACAGCCAATACATTTAAAGTCTAACTTTATATACATAGTGTTTATCCAATTTTAGAGACATTCTCAAACGAATCAAAGTCAGGCATTTCCCCCGCTAAGACATCAACCGTTTCGACAGTAGACGCCGGACGGTCAATACCATTGTCCTTAAGAAACTTAGCGACCTGCGCTAAGAAAGCCGGTGGGGGTGTCTGGACTTCCCCATTGTCATCGAGGATAAGACCCGCTTTGTATTTCTGTAAGGTGTCTATAAGAGTCTCTGCGTGTAACCCATGGAGTTCATCAAGGGTATCTTCTGTTGCTTTACTCATAGTAGAGCTCCACAGTATCTGTACATTAAGAGAGCGAAGGCACCCACAGCGCCTATCCCCCAGATACGGAGGTGGTTAACTTCAGGGCTTGTCTCAAAGTACAGTAGGATTGAACGGATATGGGCGTAGGCTGAGATGATTCCCAGAGATTGCCTTAAGACAACATTGAAGTAGGCTCCTACTCCATATTGATCAAGGCCAAAGCCCAGGTAGTGTATGAGCCATAGAATGCCCCATACGATGTTGTCCCCGAAGCCCGCGATGAACCCCGTGAAGACACCAATGATCAACCATTGTGATCCTGTTATCTCGCCTGGATTTTTAATGATGTCTCTTGTGGAAGGCCACCACTCACTTAGAATACGCCAGACGTACTGGAGATAAACAAGCGTGAGACCAAGCGACAGTACAGTTACGATGTCGTGCATTTTTAGCTCCTTGTGTTTCTTTCTATAATGGCTTTTGCAACAGTATCAATAACATCTCTGTGCGCTTCTTCCATCGCTTCATTTCGGCCTATCTCTACGCCGAGTCTTTCTTTAATACTTCCGATCTCTTTCAGAGTTTCTCTCTGATTATCTTCTGAACGCTCTAGCTTGGTAGAGACAGCTTTGTGCTGTCCTACCTGCGCTCTCCAGAGGTGTCCTATAGCAGCACATAGTGTTCCTATAACGCCCACCCCAATCTCAAAGATATATGGTTCCATAAGGAGTTCCTTGGGGTGGGTTGGTTAAGGGGTTAGACGGGGGTGAGGCCAGCTCTAATATGGGCGTTTATATAACGAGCTTCTAATTGAGCATCCCATACACCAGACCCACGGTTTCTCATTAAATCAATGAAGTTCTGACGGGTGGATGTAGCACCTATAGAAGTAAGATAAGTAAGGTATGTACGAGCCTCGTCAATGAATGTGACTTGGGTGGCTGTTGAAGTATCTCCAGTATTAGCTTGCCATGTAGCTAAATCCATGGACACACCATCGTACTCAAACCAATTAGAAGTGACTTCGTTTGAATGGTATTTATTATCCATAAAGGTAACACCCGTTAAGGCTTCATGCTGACCAATAGGCATAAGGTCTGTGTCAGGAAGTTGAACTAAGTTTTTACTGAATAGAACATTAGTCATTTCACCTTCATGCTTTACAGTACCAAGTGCTTGGTATGAGTTTTGATTTGTACCTGTAGGCGAACCAATCTTATAGATGGTGTTACTCGTAACATCTACACTTGAAGAGTGACCGAATATGCCAATAGCTGTGGCCTGTGTCACCTCGACATCGCCATACCTATGGAATATGTTTCCACCCACTAGACCACCTTCCCAGTCTTGAGCATCAATACCCCAGCCTAAACGTCTAAGAGTGGGTCTCTGAATGCCAAGCTCAGTCATACAGTTCCATGTAGACCGCATGTTGCGCCAGCGTGGGCCGTCGTTCTGGTCATCGTTACCGCCTAATGACTGTGCAATCTCACCGCCAATAAAGAAGTTATCGTGGATAATGACTTCCTCAACATTGATAGTGTCAGTTACCGTTGTATTAGAAGTTAATTTGATATGTATTGATGAGGGGTCAACGGTTACGTTGTTACGTATAAGGACGTTATTGGAATGTGGTAGGTAGATACTATGATCGAAAATAGTTGCTTGCCCCTCGACATCTCCAGTACCCACTTGATCCCACCAACCATTATGATAAAAAGTATTCTCTTCAATAAGCAGTGATGAGGAATTAGAAATAATCCCCTGACCTTTTGAGTACTCTATGTGGTTACGCCTGATTATTAAATCAGTGTGTGAATGATTACCAGCAATGTCATCAGCAAAGGCACGTATATTGTGCTTGCAGTGAGCAATGTAGTTATCCTCTATCAGAAGCCCTGATCCACCATCAGGTCCATTGTATATAGAGATTCCATCAGGCCTATCTATAAAGCCTGTGAGTTCATTCCAATCACCATGGCTAGGGTCACACCAAGTTGGATATATTTCGATACCCTTTATGACTTGATTGAAACAACCATCACCCCAGATTCGTATCAGTGAATCACCGGCCGAGGGATTAAAGCTGGGTCGAACTGTTCCTGACCCATAAGCTGTTAGGACACTCCGCTCAGTCACAGAACGTCCACCGGGCAAATTGATTTTTCCTCCGAATGTGAACGTTCCACCACGCTTACATAATACCCAATCAGGATAGCCTTCTCGTCTGTTAGAGGCGGCAGTCACGAAATCCTGATAAGCCAAGACCGCACCAGGGTCTTCCCAATCATTTGCATTAGGAAGTGTTGCGGGGGTGTAATTTACTGCCGTCGCATTGTTACCGGCTATCTCATCAACATATATCAGACGGCTATCTGCGGAGGGGGTCAGTATTGACCACCCCTCCGAATCTAAAGGTAGATAGTTAAACTGACTGAGGATGGGGCTGCTATCTGGGTGTGGGTAACTAGACATTAGAGAGCCTCCGGTGTGTTAGTTGTTTGGTTTGTCCATGTTGCTACGATTTCATACATACCATAGTTACCCGTCAGTGTAGGAACACCCAGTGAATCAATGACCACGGTTGCATACCCACCACTATCCTTAACGGCACTGGTGTCATAAACAATAGGATCACCAATCTCAAAAGTACGACCGTACATGAGGGACTCAGGGGGAACTGTCAGAGAGGTTATATATACTGTGGCTGTA